GAGCCAGCCGAGGATCCGCTGGACGATGTGGGACTGCGTGAACGGAAGTGGTCGGGGTCCGGGAGCGGGCGGCTCCGGCCTTGTGCGCATGGCGTATCTCCCTCAGGCGGCGAGCAACTGGCGGTTCACGGTCGGGGCGGCGGTGTACGTGATGGCCCACGTATCGCCGGGGCCGAGAGTGAAGGCGCCAGCGGTGAGCCCCGTCGTGACGCCGTTGACGGAGATGACGGTGACCGTTCCGCCGCTGACGTAGTAGATCGCCGTGAAGCCGAGGAAGTTGGTCATGTTCGCGCCGGTCGCGGCGATGGTGTACGCCGCCATCGTCGTGCCATTCAGCCGTGTCCCGGCACGCGTGGTAACCCCGCTCACCGAGCGTGCGAGACCGTTGCTAGTGTGGCCGTTCATATTGACTTGCGCACCGGACGCGCCGTCGAGGACCACGCCCGCGAGCGAGTAACGATCCGACGAAGTTGCGACTACGAGTCCATATCGCGCTTGATTGACGAACCCGGTGTAGGACGCGCCGTCGAGGCCGTGCCGTCCACCGATGATCTGCCAGTCGGACCCGTTCATCACCACCCCGTCTTGCAGGTCGCCTGTGTTCGAGGCGGCGAGCCGGTTCGCGCCGCGCGAGACGCAACTGGTGAACGACGTGTGCTTGGTGCTCCCGGCGTCGACGCGGACGCTGTTCTGGCCGGCGAACAGGAAGTTACAGTCGGTGAAATTGAAACCCTCCACGAGCCCGCCCGTGCCGGCGATGTGCAGGACATGCCCATCGGTGGCAACGAGATACCCGCCCGAGACGCGGACCTTCGTGATCGTGCCGCCAGTCCCGACGATGTGGATAGCCCGAGTGGCGTTGTAGTCGAAGATCGGGTTCGACATGTAGATGTTCCCGACGACGGCGCCAGTCGCCGCTTCGATGGCGAAGGAGCGGTCGAAGCGGACCGTGGTGACAGTGCCGCCGAGCTGGACGGTGTCCCAGGAGCCGACGCCGAGGTGAATGAAGTCCCGGCCGGGGATAACGCCGCAGCCCGATCCGTTGCTGAATGTGCCAGCGGTGCCCACGCTCGCATGGGTTTCTGTCGTATTGCTGGGGAACCCGACACCATCGACGTACACCTTGACCGCATCAATGAACGCGCCGGCGCCGTAGTCGAGACTGATGAGCGGGACGGCCACATTCGCGGCCGTCCCGATCAGGCCGGTGATGTGCAGACCGCTGCAAGTCGTGGTGGAGCCCGTGCCGGCGCGTACGAACTTGCCGACCTTGGCGATCTTCGTGTCGTTGAAGGACAGCTCGGCACCGTAGTCGATGAGGTGACAGATCTGGGTCGCATCGACACCGGCCGCGTTCCCAGCGAACTTGATTCCGCGCGTCCCACCGGACTTCATTAGCCCCGTGGCCCCGGTTCCCCAGGTGAAACAGGGTCCCGACTGGACGGTGATGACGGCTTTGCCGGGGGCGGAGGAGACGAAGAAAATACCGTCTTGGGTGATGCGCTGCGTGGCGCCGTTGGGGAGGTTCACCCGGCCGGGCACGAGAATGACGACACCCTTGTAGCCCAGCCCGTTCGAACGGTCAGATGCCGTATTCGCAGCGACGATCGCGGCGTTGACGGTCGCAGCGTCATCCGTCGCACCGATCGCGCCATAGTCCGCGAGGTTGACGACCAGCTCGCCCTTGCCGACAGCACGCACGCCACCGGTCGGGGCGATGGCGGCAGTCGGCGCCGCGTAGAGCGGGTCCGTGACCGCACGGGACGCGCTCGCAGGGTTGCCGAGGATCGCGGCGGTGGCACTGTCGGACGAAATCGCGAACGCGGCCGTCATCGCCGGCACCTCGTCGGCGGCGAGGTCCCACGGCCCCGCGCCGAAGTCGACCACCACGGACGGCGGATCACATTGGAACGAATACCGGCCGCGAGGATCCACGGTGATCCACGACACGGCCACGCCACCCTGGACCAGGTTCGTCGGGATCGCCAACGTCGCCGGGTCGATGATGCTGACCGAACGCTTGTTCGCGGCGATCCGCACGGAGGTGCCCAGGACATCCCACGCAACGACGCCGGTGAAGTGATATGTCACGACGGAACCTCCTGCTGGTTAGGGGGATCAGGAGGGGGCACGGGCGGGGGTACGGGTGGCGTGAGGACACCCTCCGGGGCGTTACCGGCGTCCGGGATCGGCGCCGCCATCACGGCACCCACGTCAACGTCGCGGACAGGCATCCCGTGTTCGCCGCGTCGACCGTCCATGTGCCCGTCGTCGTCTTGACCGACGTTGAGAGTCGGATCGTCGAACCCACGGCCAGCGCCTCCGCAAGTGTCGCCAGCCCAGCGGAGACAGTGCCGTATCCGGCCACTAGGAGTGGGGTCAGGAACGCTTGACCGTCGACCAGGCCGAGAGAAACGCGGACGTGCAGGTCATCCGCAGCCGCCGTGTTGTTGGTCGCGTACACCCAGGCGGTCGCGTGCAGGAGCAGCCGGGACGCGCCCGGCGGGACGATCAGATCGACACCGGTCACCTCCACCCACGTCGCGGTCGGCGCGAAACCGGTAGCGGTCAGGTAGGCGACCTCCCGGGTGGACGGGTTCGCCAACGCCCCGTCAGGGATCGACCCCGCGGGAAGGACCAGCGAACCGTCGACCGTCGACACGCCATCCGCCGTCACAGAGATCCCGGAGTTGGTGAAAGCCGACGACTGCACGAGGCGTTGCTGCGTCCGGGCCTGCTGCCGGAGATAGCGCGCGAGCGAGAAACTGGTAGCGGGTAGTTTGCTCACAACGTCAACCCCCGCTCAATAATCTTGGACCGCGGCGATCGCATAGTTCACGGCGACCTGACCAGTGTCGGGGACGTGGACAGAGATCCCGAGGACGCGGCTGGTGAAAGTCCAGGGCCGCTCGGTGGCGTAGACGTCGGTGTCGAGCTCGACGCGGACCGTGTCCCCGCGAGCGATCGACGTCCAGTCCGGGTCGGATCCGAACGTGCTGATCGTGAAGGCCGTTGTCATGCCCGAGGCCGCAGCCAGGTCCGCATTCGCGTGCTTCTGCAACGTCGCCGGGATGCTGACGTCGTTGTACTGAACCGTCTTCGTCTTCCTCGGATACCCCGCGGTGAGCAGCGCCGACGCGGTAGCCGATCGACGGAGCTGCGCGCCTTGGTCACCGGCACCGACCGCGATGACCGCGGTGACACCGGGGATTACCTGACGTGCCGGGTGCGCGATGATGTTGCCACCGCGTCGACCACCGATGATGGCGTAGGGCTGAGCGCCGGGGAACAGTCCGCCGAGGAGCGTCAACGTCGGCGGCAACTCGGGTGCCTGATATGCCTGCGTGTCCTCGACATACTCCAGCACCGCGACTGGCACGGTTGAGCCGAGCCGGTCACCGAGGACGAGGTTGCGGGTCGGCGCATCCAAGGTCCCGCCCGTGGCGAAATACCATTCGGGGCCATTCTCGGCGTCGGCGAGCCGTCGGAACTCCTCCTCGACGGTTGTCGAGTCCCAGGCGTTGATCGTCAGATCGGAGACTGACGCGCCGAGCGTCGCCCCGAGGATGATCCCGCAGTCCTGCCCGGCGACGGCCTGCGCATCGGTGATCAGGCGCCGGAACAGGTCGTGATCGTTGACGTTCGCCAACGCCAGCGGTTTCGACGGGATCTGCTCGAAGAACGAACCCCACTCAGCGAACGTGAAGTCGAAGGTGCGCGGCCCGGTCTGGCTTTCGGACATCATCTGACCGGACCACACGGGCACACCGTCGCTGCAAATGAGGACCCCGGACATGGCGGCCGACAATGCCGGGCGCCAGAACGAGCGGCCCGGCTCGACCGTCGCAGAGAACGACGCCTCCCCATGATCCGACAGGGGCATCGAGAACTCGAGGCCGGTGGCGGGAATCTGCTCGATCGGGCGAGGGTCGGCCCACGTGGTCGCGTACACCTCGAAGGAGGGCACAGAAGCTCAGATCATCCACATGCCGAGGACGTAGAACCCGTCGCCCGCACCGAACCCCGTGTCAGTGGCGGTCATGATGATTTTCGCATTCGTCCCCGAGGACGCGTAGGACGTGTGTCCACCACTGGACGGGCCGCCACCGAGATGGCCGTTCGACTCCGCAGGCTCCCACCCTGCGCTGAGGCCTACCACGTCGACGTTCGTGATGTTCCCGGCTGCTATCGCCGAGATCGTCACCATATTGAGTTGCACACTGACGACACCGTTCTGTCGGCGCGCGAGTTGGCTCGTGATGGTGAACCCTGATGTCGGGACGAACCCAGGGTTGATCCAGCCCGTGTCCGAGACGGTCGCAGCCGATACCCACGCGCCGTTCTGGTAGATCTTGGCGACGTGGGTATCCAACTGGAATGCCGTCATGCCGTCGAAGGCGATCAGGGCGGTCAGTGCCGCAGCGTTCGCCACCGGGATCGACGTCCCACGCAGGCCGGTCGTCACCCCGATCGCGTCGATCTTCGCATTGGGGATCGTCGTCGCTGATGCGGCGTGACGCAGCCGCGCCAACGCCAGGGCGGTGGCGGGGACCGTCGGGTCCGACGGGGTCGCGAGCGGGGTGCCGACGATGACCGCCAGCGTGGCGGTGACCGAGTCGAAGACGATGATGTCGTTGCGGGGCAGGCCACCCATCGGGTTGGCGGTAAAAATGTCGAGCGTCAGGTCAGTGTCGCTGACCAGGAGGTGCGCGCCGTCCAGGACGGACGATTGGACGAGCGCGGCGCCGGCGAAGATCAGCACGGACCCGGACGCGGTGAGGGTCTGATAAACCTGGAGGCCATCGACGACACCCGGCCGGGTGACCGACCCCGAGGGCATGAATAGATGCGACAGTGCCTCCCGCTGCTGCACCTCAGAATTGCCTGCACCGTCATACACGAACTCGGCCATCTAGGACCACGCCCCTTCTCTGCCCCACACGGATAAAAGAGCTGCCGGGTCGCCCACGTCGGCCGTCCAGACGATGCTGCCGCCGCCGGGCTGGACGCTGAGCCAGTCGCCGCCGAACGTGACGTCGTGGCGCACCGACACCTGGCCCTGCAGCAGGACCCGCCGGTTCGCCAGATCAATGTCGAGCCACTGCCCGGACAGCAGTGCCGCGCCGTACCGGACCCACGCCCCGGTTTCGACCATCGACGCGATCGGATGCGTGACCGGCCCGTCGATACGCAGCGTCGGCCAATACTGGGTCGTCCCGGAGTTCGCCACCCGCACCGCGCCCGGAGTCACACCAGGCGGAATGCCGTAGTCCAGCGGATAGGAGACCGGATAGATCAGGCCCGCGCCGGGCGTATCCGACGACAACCCCGCCGTCGCGAACGACCGGGCCCCGGACTTCCCCGGATCCGGGGCGG